CATCAAAGATGATTTACTTATTCTCAGCCATTTCTTTTCTGTAGGTCTGTATGAAGAATCAATACTCTGCTCTTGTGTCGCTTTCATATAATCACTCTTCTTCTGTTGTGCCGTTATCCCAATCATCAACAGTAGTTTGTGAAGTATCATGGACTAAACCACCACCACACATAGGGCAGGTACTTTCTACAGGTAATTGAGACAATAATGGCCTCATAACTTCTTCATCACATTCCGAGCAAGACAGAGTATCTGTTTTACCTAAGTCCTGTAGTAGTGCGAAGAACATCGTTTGTAGTTTTGCATAATCAAAACTAACCTGTTCAAAGGCATTTACTACACCCTGTGTCAATTGTTCTTGTTTCTGTTGTAATTCTCTTATATCGCTTGCGTTAGACATTATTTACCTCTCCTTTTCCTACGGTTATATAGTTATCTATAACCACTTCATCCCACTCATACCTTCTAAAGAGTTATGTATAGGTTGAATATCCCATTGGGCTAAATTGTAATAAGGCTCTATTTTATTTAAGATAAATCTTTGTGCAAGAATCTTATTACCTATTTTTGTTACACCGTCTATATCAGACGGGTCATCGAATGCTATGTATTTACCATTTTCATTTATGGTAACTTTGAAGAATGAACCCTTTCTATATCCTTTACCTAGATATTCGTTAGCCCAAGCCGCACCTGCGGAAGAACCCGATAGTACCTTATAATCATCTAGGTTTCTTTCTAGTTTACCCTTCATACATAGGTCAGAGGGGTCTACTTTTCCCTTAACTACATCATCAACAAGAGAGGATATACTTTGTGTGATTTGTTTTTGGTCTGTACCATCTAATATCCCATCAATAACTGTATTCATACACAATTTCATAACGCTAGGCATTCTCGACTGTTTTAATTCGATGCCCTTAACATAAGTCTTGGGGTCATGGTAAGAACCATCAGTCCAAGTTACTTTTCCCGCATATCTATTCTTAGCCATAATTAACATACTAGGACACCACTTTTCAAACTCGGTTTCTATCGGAGACATTTCTTGGTTTATTTTTTCTAGTGCCTTAACACCATCTTCGGGGTTATCTATGTTACAGAATATAGAATCTGTATGCCCGTAGTAGACCTTGAAGCCTATATCCTCTGCGTGATACATTAATTCCTCAAGAGTATTCCTTGATGTATATGTTATAGCAGATGCTACTTCGGGATGATAAAAACCATACTTAGAATCACCTGCTACACCATACATAGATGCCACAAGAGACTTACAAGCAAACTGCATTATATCCCATTTGTTTTTCTTCTCTAGTGTGTCACTCATCATCATCTTAAGTTTGTTTTCATTCCGTAGATAAGTCATATCATCCATCAACCTACACAATAAACCTTTTTCTTTTACGTTAAACTTACTACCGTTACCACAATCCTCGCCTTCGGGGTCTAGTGTGTCCCAAGATATACCATACTTGTGTACGTTACTGTGATACATAGCCTTTATATCTAAGATACCTACGTTTTCATATACACCTACTTCGGGTTCTAAGACGTTAGCCCCGTCATAAGGTGTGTAAGGAAACTGTGGTTGTGTAGGTATTCTCTTATCAAACTTTTCATCCTTCAACGCTAAACTTGTGAACATCTTAGTGATAAAAGGTGTGGAACGCAGGTCGCATTGAACAACGTGTTGTAATGCAGTATAGTAATCTAAAGCATTTACTTTTAAGTCAAGTCTAGGTAGTAACCTTACGTCTTGTCTACAATAATGTACATACAATGGAAGGTCTGAATAATAAGTATCGTGTCCATCGGGTAATTCAATTTTCTTTTCCCCCAAAACTTCGTTAGCAACATCGTCTAACTTGTAAGACGGTAATTTACCGTTTTTCAATTCCCATATTTTAGAGAACGCTATCATCAAATCTATACAGTTTCTACCTACGATTGGTTGTTCCCAATCACCAAACTTGTATCTAATTCTTCTCATAGGAGATAGTGTGGCGGGATTAAGACCGCAAGCCCTACTTCTCTCTACTATTGTTCTAATGTCAGCCCCAACGACATACCATCCTGTGATAATATCAGGGTCTTGTCTCTTCATGTGTCGCAAGAAATGAATAAGCATATCCCTTTCACTACCAAATCCGAGTGCAGGGGTAGGGTATTCGTAATCACCGTATGTATCGAACCTTTTAGGCTCGCCATCAGCCAAACCTTCTTCTTTAATAGAAGGGCATACAAACCATACATATTCATTTTCGGTAAAATTATCATAAACTACTATCACCCTCATTTGGTTTGTTGCGGGCGACCATTCACAATCAAGATACCAAGTCCTATGTTTATAATTTTCAAAAGGTTTGTTATCTTTTTCTTTTAGCCTATCTATAAGTACACGATTAACATAAGGTACATTTGCTTCCCACGTTGTCCCGTAATAAGATAGATTCCTCAACTCCGAGTTATGCGAAACAACAATCTTAGTTAAATCTTCCCCATAAAGACCTGTATAACCATCTTCTTTTCTTATACAATCTTCTACATAAGGGGCATTATCAGTCTCAATAAAACAGTACGGATAGTGGCCTTTGATTGACTCGGTTTTTCTATTACCTTGTGCATCTCTATACCTCACCAATACTTCTCTACCTTTGCCTTGCTCTACTATCATAACTATTCCACCTAATCTTACGGTTATAATCTTTTAATTCCATCCAACATTTCTTGTGTAGTCTACGTGTACCCCAATCATTGTGTGTTGCCTTCCCATTTTTACGAGATGTACCAATAGGCACTAAAGGTTTACCACAATGTTCACAATTACTCATGGTTTCTACCCCTACTTCTTGTAGGTATATCGTATTTATTCAACCATTGATTGATAGCGGCAGGTGTAATACCGAATTGGTCTGCTATGTCGGCCATACTTCTTTCCATCTCGGTGTATTCTTTATCTAGCCATATTCTATCACGGTACAATGGGTCTAATTCCTGTCTAACCTTTATGGATGCTACATAATTTTCGCCATTTTTACCCTTAAATGTAAATGTAGTAAGACCATCCGATTCTGTTTCGGGGTTGGGTACGCAAACATCGAAGTAAGGTATAGTGTACCATGTAGGGTAATCTACATCATCAGATACCGGATATGCCTTCACATCTAAAGTTATAATCATATATATTCATCTCCTAGTAGTGCTGATTGGAAAATAAAGTCTCCATCACCTAAAGTTATAAGCAACTTAACGCCTTGTTCCCATTGTGTAAAATCAAAAAAGTATAAGTTTATTTTACCGTTAATGTTAGCAAATAGATTATTGAAACCACCTTGATAGGTAGCCGTAAAAGGCCATTGTGTGCTTCTCCTATCCAACTCATATTCTGTTCTACCTTTTAATTCCTTACCAACGACAACACTAAGTCCGTTTTCATCTCCCTTAAAAGTGAATGTGTTTAATTTTTGTCCGTTCATTTCATCACACCTAACTGCTTCAAATAAACGTACTGCATCTATTGATTCCCAAGAACAAGCAGGTTGTAAGATACTACCATCATTCATAGTATACCCTATTTCATTACCTACATTTAGTTTTGCGGCAAATGTTATTGATGTATTAGACCACTCATTCAATGTGGTAGGACTATGTGGGAAAGCCAAAGCATTCTCGGAAGCAGTAAGCGTTGTTTGCTTGTACTTAGACTTTAGTTTTAACTTATCATTATCATAAGTTAAGGTCAAAGCATTTCCATGATACTTTAGTATTCCCAACATAGTCTCTATGTCGCTAACAGGTATTTTGGCTTCTCCTGTAGATGGTATCGAGAAGATACCTACAGATGATACACCATCTTTAGTGAGAGAACAAGTAGACATTCTACCACCTACGGCATTCAACATACAAGCCGAAACTTGTGGTATATTTTTACCGGAAATGGTTTGTCTACGTTGTGTACACCTTAGCAACCATATCAACGATTGTGTATCTACGATAGATTGCATATTATCACCTCACTCATTCAAGAAAGGTAGTCCTGTCCACTCTACCTTCCCGCTTTTCACCGTCAAAATAGTATGTGTTGTACCTACATACTCCATGTTCTTACCTTTCATTTCCTCAATAGTACCTTTGATAGCCCACTCACCATCGGCTAAGGTTTTATCGCCCTTAACACCTGCGGCTACGTCTGCCTTTTTCATGTATCTATTTAGGAAAATCTGTTGCGAAAACTTACGCATAGTACCTTTATCCCAATCGGGTCTATCACCGACTGTCATTAGTACTTTCTTACCTGTGCCGTCATCCATATACTGCTGTACAGGTTTTAGGTGGAAGGTAAAGAATACTTTAGGTACAGGTAAAGCGTGAATCCTAGTTAGAACATTTCTGTTCATACGATTACGTTCTCGCCATTCTTTTTGGTTAAAAGTACCATCTTCTGTTTCAATGATACCACGACTTAGTAGTGATGCTCTCATAGCGTGTTCACACCATTTTAGGAACGTTGAACCACCATCGAATACTACGCCCGCCCAATCATCAGGGTTGGCTGCTACCTCTTCTGCTAGAATATTAACAAACCAATTAGTCTTATCAACCAATGCTTTGTAATCTACATTGTTATCTGCATCAAAGATAGAATCATCTGTTTCATCATGTAGTGGTATTACCATAATATTTTCTGCATCGGGGTAGATATAATCTACGGTAGACTTTGCTGAATTATCTACATCAAATACTGCTACCTTTTTACCTGCTCTGATTTCTGCATCCATCATAGATAGTGCTAGTCCTGTCTTAGCGGTGTTTTCCCAACCTACCAATCCCATACGCAAATCAACAGATTGTGATTTGTTATTCTTAAAGATATTACGGTAGTATTCTTCGTTATACACCACTCCTTGTGGTGCTTCTGTCGTCTTAGTTGTTTGTGGTGCTTGTGTTCCCCATGTCATATTAATACCTCATTTTCTTACGGTTATATAGTTTACTCCTGTGGTGCAATTATAGCACAATCAGTAGTAAGTAGTAGTATAGCGATAGAGAAAGCGGATTCGACAGCGTTGATACTTACACCAACAGGGTCAATAATACCATGAAATCTCAAGTTTTGATATTTTCTTGAAACTGCGTTATAACCTTCGCCTTTTGATTTAACGTAAGCAAGATTTTTCATAGGCTCACCGCTATTAGATAAAATCTGTTTGATAGGTGCTAGGATTGCATCAAAGTATATTTTACCATCCATCTTATCATGTAGTGGTAGAGTTTTCCACCAAATATCCTTAAGTGCTACACCACCACCACATACCACTCCCTGCTTTCTAGCAAGAGTGGCGGCATTGACAGCATCGTCTACACGTTCTCTACGTTCTCTTTGTTCTATGTCGGTAATCCCACCTACTTTAATAGATGCGATACCCGAAGTGAGTCTAGCAATTCTATTCTCTACTATCTCACGCTCAAAATCAGTTTCTACTTGAGTTAGTATTGAGGTAAGATTACCTATGTAATCCTCATCAACACCGTCTTTAATGAATGTAGATGTAGTAGAAGTTATCTCTACTTTATCACAAATACCTAACTCATTTTCTTTTACCTTAATAATACTGTCAAATGAATTGAATACTTTACCACCACATTTCGCTTCTATATCTTGAAGCCAATGGTCTTGAGTATCACCGAAACCTGCCGTCTTAACTATACAGACATTTAATTTACCTTGCATAATATTAACAAGTAAGTTAGGTAGTATGCTTGGGTTATAATCATGGCAAACTATCACTAAAGGCTTACCTGCTTTCATAGATAATTCTAGTGCAGGGACTATATGATTGAAAGTCTCTATTTTTTCTTGCGTTAAAAGTATAGAGGCATTATCGTAAATACACTTCTCTCTATCTGCATTAGCCATCAGTTTATTTACATACCCACTATCCATAACAAGTCCTTCGGTTAAAGACCACGTAGTAGTGCTATCAGAATTGCTTTCTATTATCACATTACCTTCTTCACCTACAGCCAAAAGTGCTTGGTGTATCAATCTACCTAATTCTACATCATTATTAGATGCTACAATACATACATCTAATAAGTCATCAGTATTAACATCAGTAGCCATCTCTTTTAATTCATCTACTATATACTTACACATAGTAGTAAGAGTTTCTTTTATCTTAATATTATCTGTATCATCATCAGCCATCGTATTACATAATGCCTGTGCTAAGATAGTAGCAGTAGTAGTACCATCTCCCGATTTACTTTGTGCTTCGTGAGCGACTTCCTGCATGAGATTAATTCCCATCTGAATATAAGGGTCGGGGTCGGTAATAGACTTAGTGATAGATACACCATCATTAAGGATTAAAGGTAGCCCCGCAGGGTTCTGTATTATTACTGTACCTGCATTTGCACCTAATGTACCTTTGATTGCATTAGCGACTTTGTTTACCCCTAAGAGTAATTTGTCTCTTGCTTCTTCTCCATGTAATATATTTTCCATATTTATACCTCAATAATATCCTAGTATGTGTTCCCAATGTATAGCACTAACTTCATTGTCAAAAGGAATAACCTTTGTGTCATCCACCATGACGGAATAGCCCTCTTCTATGTGAAGAGGTACTAAACCGCCTACGGATAGGACTTGTAGATGGCCTTCAAGAATGAGTCCACCGACAGTTTCCTGTATGGTGTTATGGAGAAAGACGTAATGACCGAATGCCTTCACTCATCCCACCCATCGTTAGTAGAAACTACTTCATCCATGACTGCTATTCTGTCAAAGGCATACCAACCGGAGATAGACATTCTGTCCTCTCCTTCTTTTGTTCGCCATGCCTGACCGTGAAGTAGTACTTTAGTACCAACAGCGAAGTCCACAAGTGAATCTTGTTCACTTGGAATATAAACATCTACGGTTGCTGCCGTAGAAGAAATATCTAAATCAGCACATACTAGAACATATCCGCCATTATCTCTAGGGTCTATGTGTATAACTTCTGCTACAGTAGCGAGGGTTCTATCCCACCAACCTGCATTTCCATTATGTGTGTCGTAGTATTGTCCTAGTTTGTCCAAACCGGAAATCATATTCTCTTGACCGATAATCTGTGGTACAAGTGTCAATGGGTCTGCTGAAAAGATACTTGATAAAGATGGGTCAGATACAAAGATGGAAACTCCATCCTTAGCGTAAGCAGTAGTACCGTTAGCAGCAGGTCTTAATGCAATAGTACCTGTCGTAAAAGTAGGGTATTGCACATCTGCACCTTTTTGTGTTGCCTTAACAGTAAGTAGTTTTAACTCATCATTAGTACCTTGTTTGCGACCAAAGAATAGAGAAGTCCTTTCTCTTTCGTCTTGTGGTCTAGGTCGGCCATACTTAAAGTTAGCATCACCGGATGGGAAAGTCTTGTTATTCTTATCCCATACTACGAAGAAGTGTGTATTCTCATCTAGTTTTTGTGTATGTCGTGGTAATTCTGATACGTCAGCAGTCTCTACACCGTAGAAATCTTCTCTAGCGTGTCTTGTATAAGTACCATCATGGTTATTCTCAAAGAGAACAACCGCACCGGATTCAACCAATACGTTTCGTACATCTTCTGTAGCGGTTTTTAATTGACCGGACATTTTATTGTATAGTATTTTACCCCATTCTTTAGGGCGTGGTACTGAAATGAACATACCTTCATACTTTGTTGCGCCGGAACGAGATAGTCTCGCATTTTCCGTACTAATCATTCTTGCTGCTACTCTTAGTGCAAGAATACCGCAGTCGTCATCAGACTTACCTGCGTTTTTCCAAGCCGCACCCTGTTCTGCTAAGACTGATTCAGCCTTACTACGCAGGGTATCTGCGGCCACATTTACTGTTTTTGCTACATTATTTATCATCGTGTCATCCATATTGGTTTCCTCTGTTTGTATTTCTAGTCCTATTTTCTTACGGATATAAAGTTTTTGTATATCCTTCCATACACAAACGGACAAAGTTTGCTATGGCTATATTTTCCTCGACACCGTGTATCAAATCCCTTTCGGTTATTGCTGCGGCATCTACGATACGCATTATACTATCTACTTTTGCGGTAGATGTAATAGCGTAGTCGAATACTGTTTTTACCACTTCTCTAGGCGGTATTCCGTATGTTTCTTTTAAGGCTAAATTATAATCATTCTCACGGAAACATAACGTGAGAAAATGTTTAGCGTCAAGACCCTGTGAAACAAGGCCGTTGATGAACCCTTCCGGTTCGGGGTGAACAGAAAATGCCTGTAAAGCATTGATACTATTTCTTAAGTCTCCTTCATGTGCATCAGCAATCAGATTCAATTGACCTTCTGTAATAACCGTACCTGTTTTACCTGCTATCATAGATAATCTTTTTACTATGTGTTCCTTAGAAATTGGATTGAACCTTAAAACTCTACACCTAGATTGTAGCCACTTGCTAACCTTACTCAAATCATTACAAGTAAGGATAAAATAACCCTGTGAGTTTTCTATAACACCCTTTAATGCTGATTGTGCGGCAGGTGTTAATTGGTCTGCTTCATCGAGAAGAAAGAATTGGTTTGTGTTGCCTGTCCTAGACATGGGTAATAACTCTTCTTCTACGAAATCAATACCTCTAGTCTTTTTACTACTAGCATTGAATACATGAATAGGCCAACCCAAATCCTTAGCCATAGCCAAAGCAAGGCTAGTTTTGCCTGTACCTGCTTGTGGGCTATAAAAGATAAAGTGTTGTAAAGAAGTTATCTCATTAATAACTTCGTTTTGGCCTACTATCTCACTAAGAGTAGGTCTGTATTGAGTAGCCCATATTGTCATGTTATTTTCTCCTTAGTTTTTTATTGGCTTATCCAACTTGTTAATGCTCTATGTATTATCAGAACGGCTCTCCGTTATGTTTCAAGGCTCGTTTATCAGAACGTGAGACTCTTAATCTTCGTGTCTTTACTCCTTCCTTTAATCCAATTGGTCTGCAACTATCTGTGCATATCGGTTATGGTTTTGGACTAGCACCTGTTTATCTAGCCTCGCCAACTTGAGATTTAATAAAGACCCATAGTGCCGTGTAATGCTGTTTGCATCCCACATACTCTACAAGTACCATATACTAACATTCTATCTCCCCTCATACTACCCTTGATTCTAACAAAGTCAAACTCATGGTGGTTAGGGTCGCAGTCTGTTTCTCCCATATTATTACCTCATTTTTCTACGGTTATATACTTTATGTTATGTATCGCAAGCGTCATATTTACACCTGTCTCTCATAAATTAACGCTTCTGCTGATTGGAATAAACTCATAATTTCTGCGTGTGCAGGTCTGAAACCTAATTGGCCGCCTGTTCTCGCTTCTGCTTCTAGGGATAGAAGTAATCCTACCATAATACCTTTTAGGTATTCTGTACTTACTTTTTCGGGAAGAGTATTAATCATATCATCTATTACTTCGTCATCCCCTAATTCGTAATCTACATCGGTAGCGAGACAAAGAACAAACCTCATGTATTGAGCCTCGTTCATATTTTGTGTGGTTAATATTTCCCCTAAATCTATCGGTTTCTCAACATTAAAGACACTTGCTATGATAGTGGATAAGTCATCCATTTCTATTCCCTGCATAGTCATACCTCTAGTGTTTTATTATTATACTTTCCTAACACAATGCAAACATTGAGTTTCATTTGGGGGAAATATTCTTATCTTACCACAAGAACATTGTTGTGCTTCTTGCATCTGTGCCGGAGTCATAACTGTCGGACTTCTTGTAAGCATAATATCTTCCTTTGTGTGTATTATTTTTCTATTAATGTCATATACTAAATGATTTGCTGATGTACCTATCGCATTTTCTACTTTAGTAGAACCTACTTGTACAATCTGTGGATTCTTACTTAACAAAGCCGAAAGACTGTGTGGTGAAGGTACGGTTCTAATGTTTTTTGTCTTACTTAACATAGCAGCCATCCCCTCTTTCGTCATAGCACCGTACTCCCACAAAATGTCCACGATAATTCGTCTGACCCTTTTGTTATTAGCACTCATGTATAAATGTAAGCCTCATAGTGCTTATAAATCATTCCCCATATCTTGATACATAGCAGCCATAAAAAACCCGTCATTTTCTGTACTCACACCTAATTGTATATCACTTTCGTCTATATTTACACGATTAGGTGGTAGTAGTTTTTCTACTAAAGAAAACGTAATATAAAAAATCAGCAACATAAATAACAGTTTCAAAATACCCAACATAAACATCACAACCATTCTTGTATCAAGTCCTTAGACTTCTTCATACCTTTAGGTACGTTTCCGCCTTGTTCCTTAATACGATTACTTACGGTTATAGAGTTTTTTACTATGACCTCTATATGCTTATCACTTGAACGGGTTTGTTCGTGTTGGTATTGCTGTTTTTTCTTCTTAGGAAACTTAGTTTTTTTATGAGCAGGTTCTATACCATAAACCATTATTGCCCTTACATACTTTTCCGGTAAAAACATAGCAGTTTTGGCTAATTTACGCCATACTGTAATGTCTACGTCATTTTCTTTCAAGAATGCCTTAGCCAAAGGCAAAGGGGTTTTACTAAATATCGCATTGACTCTTCTTCTGTCCTTCCATGTTAGCAAGGCATTTATAGGAGAGTAGTGATTACTTTTACCCTTAATCTTAAGAGAATCAGATACAATAACATAGTCCTCACTTTTGTTAGTTATCTTAGGTGGTTTATCACAACAAACTACAAGTCGGTTTGTTATCATAGGCAACCATTCTAGTACATCTTTTTCCTTAAACTTATTACTTCGTAGAATATATGTGGTATCTTTATCGGTAGGCGGTGTATCAATTTCACCTATCATCATAATGTATTTAGATTCCATAAACTTACTGTCATCATCTGTAAATATCACTATACCCATAGGCTCACCATAATTTTTTGCTACAATTTTTTTCAAATACTACTATATAAAGTTAGAATGGGTCATGCCCATAAACATAATTCTGCACACGTTCCATTTGTCCTGCGGTTAGACCCCAAACTTCCATTATAGAAGTCTTAGTTATCCTATAATCTGCATGATACCATTCTATACCGTTGTGAGTTATATTTGCCGTAAGATTATCTTCTTTCATGGCTTCAATCAAATTAGGTAAATCCTTTTCATAGATTGCTCTATTGATTAACCTTCTAGCAGGTTCGTTTCGCCATTTCTTAGCCATCTATAATCACCGAAGGTTCTTTCAACAAAGCCATTTTCAATTCTACTTGGTCTAGCAATTGTGGGTGAGAACCTAATACCTCTATCAATATTCTCGACATATCATTGACCTGTGCTTGAGCCAACATCAACTGTGAATCTACGCCTATTTCCTTTTTCAATTGGCCTACCAATTTCAAAGAAGAATTAGCCTGTCCAATTAGTTTTGCCGCATCACTAACAAACTCGGATGATATACCACCTGCTGCTTCTTTCTGCACTTCTAATTCGTTTAAGTAATTCTGAATCCTAATAACAATATCTTCTGCTGCATCTAATGTAGAGATAGTTTGTTGTCTATCTTCTTCCATGTTCTTCGCCTGTAAAGCATCAAACTCTATATGATTATCCATGTGATTCATAACTGTACCTTCATTCCAATTATGCCTTACTTCTAAGAATGTAGCACTAAACTCTTCATTCATTATACCTAATTCGTAGTCCTTCTTGGATTTGTGGTCGCACATAGGACAGCCACCATCTAAAACCCACCTAAGAACCTCGATAGCAAAGGCATCATTTTCACCGTGTAGTCTTTGTTGTATTTCTCTTGCTGTCCTCATCTATATACCCCACTTTTGTTCTTCTTCATCTGATTCAAGACGTTGTGTACCGATACGACAGGTAACACCCTTTCTACCACGCCTCTTGACGTTAGGTGCGTATTCACCGTACCATGATTGACCTTCTAGGTTTTCTGTAACCCACCTCTTAGCCGATTGATAATCGCCCGCAGTAACCATCTTGGAAACCTCTTTCAACAATACTGATTTAGATATATCCTTCATCCAAAACGTACTCTTGATTAACTCAAGGTCTGCATCCATTACTCTTCTTCTCATCTCTAGTGATTGATTTAGTATTCCCCTAAGAGTATCGTCAAGAGTAATTATTAGTGGTTGTCCACCAACATAAGTAGGCTGCATCATGTGATAACCTATACATAATCTACGAAATAAATCTGCCTCAAAAGAACGTACATCTGGTCTGTTAATCCATTCAGCCACTTCATCGTCAAACAAAACACCTGTCGGTGGGTTGCGTGTAGCATATACCTGTCTCGTTCTAATCCAATCCTTAATTTCAATATTGAGATTGGCTAGGGATGACCTTTCCTCTATCTGCATATTTGCTTGTGCGTGTTGCGCTCTCTTGTATGCCTGTTCCTTTTCGGGTGTCATCTCAATATCAATGATAAAGAATCTTCTGTCAAGACCGGACTCCAATTCAAACCTAGCAGGTTGTGTTCCCGCCCATACAGTATAACGTGTAGTATAATTTACCCAACCGTTTCTCATGGCTTTATTGACTCTACCATTATCTAGTGATGTAAGTAATTGGTTTTTCATGTCTAGGCTGTGGTCTTTTTTAGACGCATCAGACATACTGCTAAACTCTTCAAAGCCTAAGAACCCACCGCATAATTCTCTAGCGATAGGTCGCCCTGCTATATTACCATCCTCGTCTACTGAACCAAACATACCTGCTTCTGTAACAGAATTAGCACCCATCATTGTACGGTAGCCATGACCCATATCTGAATTATTACTATGAACAAGACCTGTATTTTCTGCTAGGAACATTAAGATAAGAATACTTTTACCCGAACCTTTAGCACCTCTAAGCATTAGATGAATCCTTGTATCGGGT